CGCCGGCGATGCTGGCCGCGATGCCGTCCACGTAGAGGGTGACGTCGCTCTTGCACTCACGGATGGCGTTGAAGATGGCGATGCCGGGATAGACCTCGCCGCCCACCGAATTGATATGTATCTCTATGCGGGAGTAAGCGTTGTCCAGATAGAGCAGCTCACTCACAAAGTCGCGGCTGGAAATCTTCCCGTCGCCACCCTCGTCACTCACCTCGCCATAGAGCAGCAGACAGGCGGTGTCATCGTTAAGTATGGATTTAAAAACATTCATCGCTTTTTCGTTTCTTTCCGGCGAAGTTAGTGCGGTTTTCGGGTCCGTGCAAAAAAGTGTGTAACGGTTTCCAAGATGTATGCAATCGTTCCGCATTTGTGGGTAAATGTTACGCGGTTTCTTTCAGGATTCAAACTTCGTGCGGAACTTTGCCCGAAACAAGCGACAGAGACATGAAAGATTTGACATTACAGCAGAAGAAGGAATGGGCGGGGATGCTCTACATGAAGGACAACCTCACCCAGCAGGAGATAGCCGACAAGGTGGGCGTCTCCCGCCAGACCGTCTCCCGTTGGGTGAAGGACGAGAAGTGGGAGGAGCGCAAGGTGGGCATCACGCTCACCCGCGAGCAACAGATATCCAACCTCCACCGGCAGATCATGGAGATCAACCGCACCATCAGCGAGCGGGAGCCGGACAAGCGCTTCGCGTCGCCCTCCGAGGCGGACACCATCAACAAGCTCAGTTCGGCCATCAAGAAACTGGAGACCGACGTGGGCGTGGGCGAGATTATCAGTACGGGCATGAAGTTCGTCACCTGGCTGCGCTCGTTCGACGTGGAGCGGAGCAAGGAGTTTCTGAAATTGTGGGACGCTTTCATCAAGGATTGCCTATGAAACTGACGCAGCGAGACAAGGACATGCTCAAGGAATGGGCGGTCTTCTACGAACGGGGGCTGCGCATCGACGCCAGGGTGGACGTGTCGCAGGCCGAGATTGCCCGCGAGCTGGAACGCCTGGAGAAGGACCCGCTGGCGTGGGTCAAGTTCTTCTTCCCGGACTATGCGGCGCACGAGTTCGCGCCCTTCCACCGCAACGCCATCTACCGGTGCACGCAGCACGCCGAATGGTTCGAGGTGCTCAGCTGGGCGCGAAGCCTGGCCAAGAGTACCACGGTGATGTTCATCGTGATGTACCTGGCCCTGACGGGGCGCAAGAAGAACGTGATTCTGGCCAGCGCCACGCAGGACAGCGCCACCCGTCTGCTGGAGCCTTACAAGAAGGCCTTCGAGGAGAACGCGCTGATCCGTGCGTACTACGGCACGCAGGCCACGCCGGGCAGCTGGGCGGCGGACGAGTTCGTGGCACGCTGCGGCTGCGCCTTCCGCGGGGTGGGTGCCGGAAACGCACCCCGAGGCAGCCGAAACGGCGCCATCCGTCCGGACGTCATCCTGGTGGACGACTTCGACGACGACGAGGAGGTGCGCAATCCCGACTCCGTGCAGAAACGCTGGGAATGGTGGGAACGCGCCCTCTATCCGACGCGCGACCCGGCCATCCCGCTGCTCACCATCTTCTGCGGCAACATCATCGCCCGCGACTGCTGCGTGGTGAGGGCCGGGAACATGGCGGACCATTGGGACGTGGTGAACATCCGCGACAGGAACGGCGTGAGCACGTGGCCCGAGAAGAACACCGAGGCGAAAATCGACGAGATGCTGGGCAAGATCAGCGCGGCCTCGCAGCAGACCGAGTACTTCAACAACCCCGTCACCGAGGGCGAGGTGTTCCGCGAGCTGACTTACGGCAAGGTGCCGCCCCTCTCGAAGTTCCGCTTCCTGGTCATCTACGGTGACCCCGCACCGGGCGAGAACCGCACCAAGAACTCCTCCACCAAGAGCTGCATGCTCATGGGCATGATGGGGACGAAACTCTACATCATCAAGGCCCGCTTGGACCGCGGCCTGAACGCCGACTTCATCGACTGGTACGTGCAGTTGCTGGAGTACGTGGCCGGACGGACAACGGTCTACTGCTACATGGAGAACAACAAGCTCCAGGATCCCTTCTTCCAGCAGGTCTTCAAACCGCTGGTGGCCAAGGCCAGGAAGGAACGGGGCGTGCAGCTCTTCATCGCGCCGGATGAGGAACGGAAGACCGACAAGGCCACCCGTATCGAGGCGAACCTGGAGCCCCTCAACCGCGAGGGAAACCTGATACTGAACGAGGCGGAGCGCGACGACCCGCACATGAAACGCCTCGATGACCAGTTCCGGCTGTTCACGCTGCGCCTGAAGTTCCCGGCCGACGGACCGGACTGCGTGGAGGGCGGACTGAGAATACTGAAACGGAAAGTACAACAACTGGAACCGGTGGTGACGCTTCGCCCTAACCGGAACCGCAATAACAAACGATTATGAGCAAGTTTATCAAACCGGAAGACTACGACGCCAGCATCCATGCCGAGATACTGGACCGCCTGACGCGCAGCGACGAGAGCATCGTGGAGATTTGCGAGGACCGCGCCATCGCCGAGATGCGCAGCTACCTGAGCGAACGCTACGACGTGGACGCCATCTTCTCCGCCGAGGGCGACGACCGCCATCCGCTGGTGCTGATGATGGCCATCGACATCACCGTCTACCATCTCTTCTCCATCCACAACCCACAGAAGATATCGCAGGTGAGGGTGGACCGCTACGAGCGGGCTGTGGAGTGGCTTAAGCAAGTGGCCAAACGACAAATCAGCGTGGACGGCGCACCCGCCCTCGACAACCAGAAGCAGCAGTCGCCATGGCTGATGCAAAGTAACCCCAAACGGCATAACCATCTTTAAAACCATACGGACATGAAACTGACCAATATTATACCTGCGCTCTTCAACCGCACTTCGCGCAAGGACGGGAGACGCATTACCGAAGGCGGCAACTTCCGCCCCGACAGCACCGTTGTCCTCACCGCTGCGCGACGGTTCAACATCGACCTGCAGGACTTCATGCAGGCCGTCCACAGCGCGGAGGACGTGGACTTCACACGCCGCTCCCGCCTCTACGACATCTACACCGACACCCTTATTGACGCCCATCTGTCAGGCTCCATTGAGCACCGCAAGGCGGGCGTGCTGAACCTGCCGTTCACCTTCGTGCGCGACGGGCAGGAGGACGAGACTATCAAGGAGCAGATTGACAGCCCTTGGTTCCTCGGGTTCATCGACGATGTCCTCGACTCCATCTTCTGGGGCTTCACCCTGGTGCAGTTCTACCTCGACAAGAACGGATGGGTCAACTACTACATGGTGCCGCGCAAGCACGTCGACCCCGTGCGCAACCTTATCAAGCACCGTCAGGAAGACATTGTGGGCACGGGCTTCGAGGAGTACGACGGCCTGCTGATGATTCGCAGCAAGGATCCGCTGGGTATCCTGGCCCGCACGACGCCCCTTGTCATCTACAAGCGTGGTTCGATGGGCGACTGGGCACAGTTCTCCGAACTCTTCGGGATGCCGGTGCGCAAGTACACCTACGACGCTGCCGATGCCGAGGCACGTGCTGCCACGATGGCCGATGCCGAAGCGCAGGGCGGTGGCAGCGTGTTCCTCTGTCCTCAGGGCACGAACCTGGAGTTCATCGAGTCGGGCAACAAGACGGGCAGCAACGACCTCTATTCCGGCCTTGTGGACCGCTGTAACGCAGAAATCAGCAAGGCGGTGCTGGGCAACACACTGACCACCGAAGCCAGCGAGACAGGCACGCAAGCGCTGGGAACCGTCCACAGCAAGGTGGAGGAAGCTTTGTTCCTGAAGGACCTCCGCTTCGTGCTCAACGTGCTCAACTACGAAATGACGGATATCTTTGAGTCGCTGGGAATCCATACCCGCGGCGGAAAGTTCACCATCGCCAAGCCAAAGAATACGAACGAGACGACTTCCCGCGTCAACATCCTCGAGAAGGCGTTGACGGTCTTCCAACTGCCGATGGACGACGACTACCTCTACGAGGAACTGAGCATCGACAAGCCGGAGGAGTATGAGCGACTGAAGAAGGAACTGCAGGAACGGACTGCCGCCAGCCCGCTGATGATACACCAACCGGGCACGAACCCGCAGAACCGCGCGCAGCCTTTTTTCGCAGTCGCCCCGCAGGACGGAGACGGGGCTTTAGAATGGTGATGAATGAACTCTACGGCATCCCCGAGATGCCGGACCTGGACGATATCGACTACATGGGCGACGGCATCACGCCGCTGCAGGCCAAGGCGGAGGAGGTGAGCTACTCATTCGGCTTTTCCGAACAACTGCTCATGAACTTCCTACACCGCCTGTACGACGGGAAGTTTGACCCGAAGCAGGAGATTGACGCCTCGATGTGGGAACAGGTACGCTCAGTGCTGCGTGAGGCGGTGGCCAAGGGCTACGACGAGCAGAACATGCCGGACGCCGACGAGGTGTTCTATGAGCAGCTGCAGCATAATACGGATGTGTTCGCGGCCTTCAAGGTGCACCGTATGCAGAACGACATGGCGGCCATGCTGCTTGATTCAAACGGCAAACTAAAGACGTTTGAACAGTGGTCGAACGATGCTCAAACGATAGCCAGCCATCAGGTGGGTAAGTGGCTGCAGACGGAGTATGATACGGCGGTGATTCGCGCCCATCAGGCAGCGGACTGGCAACAGTTCGAGCGGGAGAAGGACGTGCTGCCCAACTTGAAGTGGATGCCGAGCACCAGTGCGCACCCCGGAGCGGACCATCGTGTTTTCTGGGGGACGGTCCGTGCCATCAACGATCCGTTCTGGAGCAGCCATCGTCCCGGCGACCGCTGGAACTGCAAGTGCTCGCTCTCGTCTACCGATGAACCGGTTACTCAGATTCCGGACGCTTCGCCCTCTGATGGGCCGCAGAATGGATTGGAGAACAATCCTGGAGTGGATGGGAAACTGTTCTCCGATAATCACCCCTATATTAGCGGCGCTTTTCCTGGAGCAAAGAAAGCCGTGGATAAATTAATTAAGCAAGAGACGGAGATTGGTAGAAACGCTCCTGTAAATATGAAGGAATACAGAGAATATATCGTGAAGGCTAATGAAACGCCATTGCGCATTAAGTGTGACAAATTAAGCACCGGTATTTTCTATCAAACAAAGAAGTCTGTTGAAAGGGGCATTTATCATTCTCGGAATAAGGAAGAGGCAGATATATTCAATCATATCACTGAATATCTTGATGACCTTGTCCCCGATTGCTTTAGTCCTTTGGGCGAGGTTAAAAATATGGATGACCCCAAAGATAGAAAGAATATCATCAAGAAAATCCATCGTGGAGTTACTGGATATTATTGGTATAATGCGGTTATCAACGGAGAAAAGTGGAGGATTAAAACCGAAATTTTCAAGGGTAGGGCTGAAGCTCTATATAATGCATTTAAAGTTACACCAAAAGAATCAAAAAAATAAGGATGAAGGATTGTCCAGCGTTGCGCAAAAAGCAACCATTAGGAATCAATCCACATCCTTACGCTGCAAATATACGAATAATATTTGATATACAAACAATTTAATTAAAAAAATCGATATGAACGAAGAAATTTTAAACACTGTCATGCATGGTGATGCTTTGGAGAACATCCGGAAGGTGGCCGACCATAGCATTAAAACCATAGTGTGCGACCCGCCGTACTTTACGGGGATGACCCATACGGCAAAAGAAAAGGCTGCCTTATCCGACCTCGCCATCTGCGCGCCGTTTTACCGTCAACTGTTCTACGAATTTTCCAGAGTGTTGACGGCGGATGGATGCTTATACTGGTTCTGCGACTGGAGAAGCGAGGGATTCTATCTCGACCAAATGATGCAGGTGGGAATCCCTGTTAGGAATTGTTTGGTATGGGATAAAATGAGTGGGCCAGGAAGTTTTTATACATCAATGCACGAGCTTATCTTATTCGCCACCTTTAACAACCAGTTTCGCCGTAAAGGCGCGGTCAATGTCATCAGAAACATCAAAGGCTTTTGCTCCGGTGCTGCAAGTCTTGACGGGAAAGCGGTCCATCCTGCTCAAAAGCCAGTCGAGCTAATCGCTAAGCTCATTACTGACAGTACGGAGGAAGGCGATACGGTAATGGATTGTTTTGCGGGTTCCGGTACTACAGCTGTAGCGGCTATCCGCACCAAGCGAAACTATATTATTATGGAACTGCAAGAGAAGTATATAGATATTGCAAAAAAAAGAATAGAGGAAGAACTGAATAGATGAACGAAAAAGAATTTATAAACCGTCTAAAATCGAAGCAGCGGGAGATAGAAAACCTCACCCGACGGCGGCTGCCCATCATTGTGGGCCGTATGGCGAAGGACCACTTCCAGGAGAACTTCCGCCAGGGCGGTTTCGTGAACGGAGGCATCCACAAGTGGCCCGACTCGAAGCGCCAAAGCTCCGGCTACAACAATGCAGCCTCGCAGTACGGCCCGCTGCTCTCGTCCCGCCGCCACCTCTTCAGCAGCATCAAGTACACGCCCGGCAACGCCAGCGTCACCATCAGCAACGACCTGCCCTATGCCGCCATCCACAACAACGGCGGCACCGTAAACGTCAGCGTCACGCCCAAGATGAAACGCTACGCCTGGGCGAAGTATTACGAACTGTCCGGCAGGGGCACCGACCGCAACGGCAAGAAGCGCAAGCGGAGCAAGGCCACCGAGGCGGCCGACAACGCGCAGGCCTCCTTCTGGAAACGGCTCGCCCTGACCAAGAAGACCTCGATGCAGATACGCATCCCGCAACGCCAGTTCATCGGTGAGAGCCGGGAGTTGCGTGAGAAGATCAATGAGAGAATCAACCAGGAACTTAAAAAACTTTTAGAAGCATAACGATATGACTACATTCTTGAGCGAATTGATCGCACACATCGCCCTAACCATGGGCTATGACGTACGGCTGGTGGACGAGGACTGCGGCCAGCTGGAAGCCTTGCAGTACGGCGAGGACCAATATCCGGTGACCTTCCCCTGCGTGATGGTGGGCACACCGGAGACCGAGTGGAAAACCTTCAAGTCCGACGGGCAGCGGGGCAGGGCCGTCCTCTCGGTGCGCATCGCCTTCGACTGCTACGACGACACCCATTACGGCAGTGGCGGACAGGAAGCGGCCGCCGAGCGTGCCCGCATCGTACACAAACTGAACATGATGATCCAGGGATGGGGATGCGCGTCGTCCGGCGCGATGAACCGCCTCCGCAGCCGCGGCGTGGCGCTGCCGAAGGGCGTGAAGGTGTACGAGACCGTCTACGAGGTGAATGTGGCGGACACCGTGACCGGCGTCTTAGAAGAGGGATAGCTGCGCGTTGAGGTTGTGCAGGCCCTCGATGACACGCGGCTCCGCACTGGCGTTGATGATGTTGTAGAACGTCTTCTCGCAGATGTGGTACTTCGGCCAGATATACTGGCGCAG